CTCAAGGCATTCGAGGCTTTGAACAAAACGGTAGGGAATCGGAACCCCTCTTTAAATACAATCCATTGTGACCATCCATCACTCTTAGTTTTACCGACTCTTGCTGGAATGGCGAGCTTCGGCCACTACCACGGCGAAACGTGCGCGGTTTGCGACGCGCACCATCTTGAAGCACTGTCGGTGCCTCGAGACGCTAAGGATGTCAAGGAGTATGTGTACCGGATCTTTTTGGTCAGAGTCGTTTGTCCGCGTTGCGACGACAGATGGTTCTTCCAAGATTTGCTCGACTTCCCCGCTCTTGTGAGGGGACTTCCGGGCTCTCTTGTGACACACACACCCCGCGCCATCGTTTTACCGAAGTCTTTCATCGGCCTGACGTCTGTGCTCACTGGCATGTCACATGCGCACGACTATGGTCGAACGAAAGGCCAAAACGCAGATTTGCAATTGGTCCAGAACTCGAAATTTATGTACAAGGACGACGACACCCTCGCTTGGGCGGTGCGCACTGTTGGTGTTGCGGCCATCCGAGATGAGGAGAGTAACGACAGACGAATGGGTTGTCTGTGGTCAGTCAGGGGAACCCCATGGAAGCCATGGGTGGACGGGGTCAGTGAGGTGTGCATTGCAGCAGCCTTGGGGAAGCATGGGAAGTCTTACGCGGACATGATTTCGGATGCAGCAGTGTGCTGCGCTGGAGCGAATCTTGGCGTGGACGACTACAACATGCCGCGCGTTGACAGAGACGACGGGGAGGGTGTCGGTGGATCCACATGCCTCTTCGATTGGTCGTGCGGCGCGCTGTGCGATGGACCAGCACCCGTGCGGTCCATGCGTGTCATGGGGCCTGGGATCACAGCATCTCGGCCTCTGTGCTACCCACCAGGCCTGAACATTGACAGTACGCCACCACCGCCAGGAACTTTCGTGGCACCGGCGCACTATGATCATGTCGGCATGCAAGAAGTGATTGACAAGGCCAGCTACGAACAGTTGCTATACATCGAAGCGGCAATCAAGCACGGGTGCATGTTTGGGGACGTGTCGAAAAGGATGGCCATCGTGGCTCCAGCGGAGACTGGGATCGATGGTGAGGCGGGAACTTTGGATGATGCCATGCATTTTGCTGGCTTGCCCGAGTTGAACGAATCCATTCCGACTCCACCCATCACACCAGGAGCACCATCAAGTTCCGGCCTGGCTGGCCGGACTTCCTTCCCAGCGGCACCAGTGTTGCGCACGACTACACACAGTCCGTGGGCATTGGTTTCTACCACGCACAAGAAGGATTTGAAGAACTTGATGTCAGACCTCGACCCAACCGCCACCACTGGAAACAACTTGCCAGTGTTGGAACCTGACAAAATCACAGACCAGGCAGACACAGACCATATGGTCGAGCGGCTGCAGGCTGGTGTGCCTTTGGAATCTTGCACGACTCTACGTGAGTCGACTTGCAAGTTCAAAGACACCAGCATGCTACCTTGCGTGGATGTCCACGCAGGTTTCCGGGACGCAACAGCTCGCTTTCCGCAGCTCACAGAGGAACAGCAATTTCTTGCAGGCAACAACCCTCAGAATTTGCTTTCATGTGAAGACATGCGACGAAAGGACACTGGCATCGGAAAGCCCACGCAATCGCCTCAGGAGACTCGAAACATGGTGGCGCTTGGTGAAGCGTTGATCAAGACGATGTTCACTGAGAAGGCCGTGAAAAAGGCGTTGTTGGCGTACACACAGTTGTCCGACAAATTCGCGAAGAAACATGGTCAAGCTAAGCGCGACAAGATGGCTGATGACCTTCTTGATTGCCATTTGGATGATGGTAGTCTGGAAGCGTTCATCAAGAAGGAAGTGTCGGCCAAATCCAAGCCGCGTGTTATTGTGAACCACGGTGACACAAGGCAAGCCATGATGGCTAAGCTGGGTTTCGTTTTCGAAAAGATTTTGTTTTCGTCGATCGAGAAAGCAAGTATCAAAGGGAAAACGAAAGCGGAGGCGATCAAGCAGATTGCTGTCCGTTTCAGTGAAATGCCTGAGGTCTTGGCATGGAAGGAAAACGACATGACGTCATTTGATTTCGGCATCACCGCCTGGTGCAAGATGATTGAGAACATGATTTTCAAACACCTGGCGAAGCTGATTTTCCAAGAGGACGAAGTACCGTTTGAAGAATTCACTCGGCACATGGAGGAACGCGGAAAGAAATGCTGCTGGACGTTCAATTACGTTGATGAGTCTGGGGCAAAATGCAAGTTCACGCTATTCCTCCCTGTGACGATGCGAGAGTCAGGCGACAGGATCACCAGTTCAGGTAACTGGCTCCAAAATCTCGCAGGCTGGGTCAACTTTTTGGTCGACCCACCTTCATACGAAATCTTCCTCACCATGTTTCTCAAGGCTCAAGGCGCACCAGTGAAGTACAAGTCTGCTCGAGATGATCAGATGTACTACGTTGGGCTGGCGTTCGAAGGCGACGACACGCTGGCAGCATTGTCTGAGGACATTGACGACTCGCTCATTGAAGCATTCTTTATCCGTCGAGGCTGGTTACCAAAATTAAAAACAATTGTTTCAGGAGTCGCGACATTTGTCGGCTTCCACGTCTGTTTGCTTAAGGCAAAGATTGTGGTTGACGAGTGTGGCGCGATGTTGATCTTGCCAGAAATCAAGCGCTGCCTGACGACGAAGTCTTGGACGACTTCTGTTGTTGGTGAAAATGAGCGACCATTCGTCGAATGCCTAAATGCCATGGTGATGGCTTCTCACTTCGAGAATTGCCCTCCGATGTGGTATTTGTG